CCCTAGGCAAAGATATGGTGGCGGCATACCCTTATAATATATATATTCATATTAGAATATATATATTATAAGAGTTACCGCCGGCGAAGCAAGGTTTGTTAGTAGCAAAAGCAGCCTAAGCAGAAACAGCAGCAGACAGATCAAGCAAATGTTAGTAGTATCATATTAGACATAAAGAAATTACAATTATTCTTTTTTCTTTCCAATGACACCCCCAAGGAAGGCCTTTTCTTCAGCTGTCAGATTAACCTCCTTGTCTTCTGTCAGAGGTCTATAAAACCTTCTCTTATAACCAACAACAGACCTTCCCTTTTTGCACATTCTGAGTAGTCCGAATATTTGGGGGGAGAAAAAAATCAGACCTGCTACAAGTGCAATCGGTATGAGAAATGACAATATCCCCTTAAAAATCGAACCAAATTGTCCTACAAGGAAGCTTCCTACCCCCTTTAGCAGACCACCTGCACTTTCTGACCAGCAGCTAAGCAATCCTCCTCCACATGTTTTATTGCTTTTAGAGAACAGTGTGCTTCTATGCTCAAGGAGCACTGGTTTTGGGTCCTCCAAATTTAGAGACGTGCAAGCTGAAACATCTTCTCTTCTACATGTTTTGCACAACTTTGACTCAAACAATTCTAAACAAAAGTTCCCAGATTTTTCGATAGAAAAGATTCTCACTTTGAAATTCCTCTCTTCTTCAGATGTGACGAGGAAGCTTGTGTCTGGAACTGTGATGCCTGGAGTCAATGATTTAAGATGTAGATGGAACTGTTCAGGTTCAGTGATCGACATCGAGATTTGACATTCTGCGCCTATGTTGCAGCCGAAACACCCACTACAGCTCCTTAATTGCAGTCTTAGACCTTCCAAGGCGACTTTCTTTGATGATAGTTCAAGGTTATTGACTGTGATGTATACATTGATGCTCCCACCACTTTGAATCGGCCTTGCCTTTAGATCCATTGCCAGGCTGTTCCCAGCACCGTACACTCTTGAGGAATGGAAGAAATGTGACTTGGTGAAATTTCTTTCCATGTCATTCCTATTTTTGAATGATTCGGAGTTTCTCTCAACTATGTTTTCGGCAGTGCAGGTTGTCCAATCGCCTGGGTTGCAATAGTACCCCAAATTAACTCCTTCCCAGCTCATCCATTCTTTGTTGTGTGTGTCTATTTTCTTGAAATAGTTCATGCTGGTCACGTCATCATACACTAGTGCGTCTGGGTCTGTTATTTGGTAGTCACCGGCTGTCCCGTGTGTGCAACTCTCTAGCTTACAGTACTGGTCTGCTCCCCCAATTCCATGATTATGTAGTAAGTCAACGTGCTCATGGTCAGTGTCCCTCTTATGGTACACTGCAATTCTTCTAGGAAGGATCCTTTGTTCTCCAAATGGGTCAGAGAAAGCGACCGTGACAGGACCTAGCTGCATTTCAATACCAGCCTCTACGACATCGCAGACTCTGTTGTCATGGTCAAACTCAAGACAAGCAACAACAGGTGTTTTAAGATATTCAATCTGCCAAAGGGAGACAAGCCACCTTTCATAAAGGTCTACAACCTTTGCAGCACAGCATGAACAGCCGGTGCCTATTCCCCAACACCATGTGGGATTGCACCTCCAATTCCTAGAGTTTGGCCATTCCTTAGTATGGCAAGTTGGATCACTACAGCCGCACTCTTTTGGGCATGGTCCAGTGCAACTTCCTTCTGCCCATGTGGTCACTTTTCTGTCCCCTGTAATGTACTCAAACCTGCTAGAGTAGACTTGGGTATAGTCCAATATAGAAAGGGTCAGCACCTTCTTTTCATTGGAATCCTCGCTGGACATTTCCCAGCTAGTACTTGTTCTTGGATTCAACTTGAGTAAAGCAGTGGATTTTCCGCTAAGAATCACCTTTTTGCCGACCACTTTACTGCTTTCCCATGACAATGATATATGCTTCACACTTCCAACAGGCGAATAAGTCTCAGGGATATGTATTGTTCCCCAAGGTGCTTCCACGTCCAGTGACCGTCTAATTTGTCTCCCGCTAGTGTGAGATTTTACCGACTTGGCAGCTGTTGGTTTCTGGGTAGGTGTCTCAGAGAGCAGTCTTCTTGAGCCTCCTCTTTCCTTCTCTTCACATTGGCAGATGTCATTTTCATACCAGCAACCTTGTCTACAGTTGGTGACTTCAACTATGCCTTCTTCCCAGATTCCATCGATTTTGTCATCAGTGGCAAACCCACTTACAGGTTTAACCAGAATGATCAGCATCACTATTAAGACGACCAGCCAAGCACCTCGTGCAGGTTTTCCTTGCATACCATTCAGGAGGCATCCTATCTTCAGTGCCCATCTAGGTGTCCTCCTTATCTCAATTATCCCTTTATCATGTTCTAGAGTTGTTTCTCTCTGGAGGCACACGGAGGCATGTCTTTTGATATCCACATCTCCTCCTTTGCACCCACAGTATGGACATTTTCCCCTTCTACATCCTTCATGTCTTTGCCACTCTTCTGTGGAGCAAACACTCTCATTGCAAAAGGTGCAGGTTCCTCTGCCTCTGTCTAACTTCGATTTAAGTTTAATCACAAGGTAGCAGTATACCTTCATGCAAAGGACGGCCAGTTGAATTATGGTTGTGACAATTAGAATTCCTGCAACTAACCACAAAATCACTATATAAAGCAGAGTCGGTCTATGTGTTGCTCTACAGACATAGAGAGCATATTTCCCTAGCCTGTCTCTGAAGGGGCATTGGGCGTCTATGATGTTTGAATGGAATCTATGCTGCTCTCCACTTGGACAGGTGAAGAGTATTTCAAGGTCACTTACCATCTTGAAAGAGAATGAGCACTTCTCCAGACAGTGCTTCAGTTCCACTCTCCCATCGTGAGCCCTGGCTGTCACGATTCCTTGGCCGTTCAGTGTGACCTCCGCACAAAGGTGGTTGTCCTCACAGTTTTCTGGACTTGTAATGTTGCAGGTCTGCTCACCGTCATAAGCATGATGATGTGGTTTGCATTGAATGTGTGTCTTTTCAGAGCCCACTCTATAGCAGCCAAATTCTGATCCTAGCGGCAGATTGGTGAAGATGCTATTGTTACAGAACCCTGATCTTGCGTTGGGAAGAGATCTGTGTTCATTGACAATTGCATATTTGTCCATCTTGATGAGGTGGCTGCCGAATTGGCATCTTATATTCACTCTGGATGGTAATCTCCTTCTTCTTTCGACAGCAAGTAGCCTTCTTCTGCCAGCTGTTTCAGGATCACCTAGATGGATGCGTACCCTTGTCTTGCTGAAGTACCATGTCCCTTTTATCTTACCAGGCATGCCTTTCTTTATTCCACACAATGTCAGTGAGCTTGAGGGCTTTAGGAACTTTCTCTCAATTACAAAATGTGTGATTGGATAGACTCTATTGTGCCAGTTGGTTTCCATGCATACTTTTGGATTGTAGGGATGGAAGAATAAACAATTTTCTAATTGTTCCTGAAGCACAAGATCCTTGTATGTAAATCCCATCTGCCTAGTGAGGTAAGCAATTACTATCACAGGAAGTTCTGGTTTGTCAAAGACTTTAATGTTCTCATAGTGGTCAAGGTGTCCGACATTGGCGACCTCAATCTCAGCCCTGCACATTTCATCCATATTACATGTGGCTCCTTTGATTGCTTTGGTGCCCTTAGTGGTGGAATTGTAATACAGACCAAAGTAAGTGCACAGTGCTATCATATTGCTGTTCGTCAAATTTTGGAAACTTTCAAACATTGTCCTGTCATCAATGTTTACTCTGTCAAACCTAGTGAATCGGTTCAGCTTACCTGTTATCATCACTTCAGAGCCATGCTCTGCTTCGTAAGCAAACCTAGCATTGGGCCTTAATGCAAAGGTCACTTTTGTAACACTTCTGTAAAGGCTTTCTTGTTTCAGCTTCTCTAAGGAGATTTCATCCAATTCAAGGCCAGCCACAGCTGTCTCGAATTCCTTTTTCTCCATAGTCAGATCTCTTCTCACTGGCCTGCTTAATGTTAGTTTGCTGCTGCCACTTTGGAGTCTGACCACTAATCTGTCAATTGTCTCACCTATTCTACTTTGATCTCGCTCCACCCTGACTCCTGTGGTTGGTCTAATGGCAGTACTGCCCAGTGTTCCGATTCTAGGTTCCTCTGTAGTTGACTCAGTCTGTTTGACTGTAGAGTTTCCTTCTTTTGTAACCATGCTCTGAGTAGTTGTATTTCCAGGGCTAGTTGGGCCTCTTGACGTGTTTTCTGTCGTAGGCATAACCAAAGTCGTATTGCCATCAGCGACAGTAAGCTTGCCAAAGAGAATGAGAAAAAGAGCAACAAAACCAACATAGGTTCTGACTCCATTGTTCAGACTCATCTCAGAAAGTTAACGGGTAAGCCGCAAGACTTTCTA